CATCGTAAGAGCGCGGAAAAGCGCTAGTGGTTGATTTTGTTCGGTCCTACCAAAGTTGCAGCGGTATCTACCAGGCGGACTACAAAAGTGGCAGCGGTATCTACCAGGCGGGCCTACCGGGCATCCCCATGCGATTACCAGATGGAGTCGACAGCATCAGGGCGTTCGGCAGGCGCGTGGGACGCAGCCATCCGACGATTCTGCAGGCGATCGATGATGGGCGTATCACCTCCACGTACCACGAGCCGGCAGGGGACCGACTTCGCGGCGTGTACTGGCAGGCCGCGTTGGTCGAGTACCAACGCAACACCGACCCGACGCAAGCGCAACGCTCCGGCGCCGCGCCGCTGAACACCGGCGGCCCGAACACCGGCGGCCCGAACACCGGCGGCCTGAACACCGGCGGCCTGAACACCGGCGGCCTGAACACCGGCGGCCTGAACACCGGCGGCCTGAACATCGCCAGCATGAGAGCCAGGCCTGTGGGCTATCCGCTGGCGCCGGCGTCGACGCATGCCCCAACGCCCATGCTGGAGAATTTGCCGGCGGCGAGTCTGCTGGGGGACGCTGGGCAGGGCAACGCGCTGCCGTCACCGGGTTTTGCAGTCTCGCCGCCGGCGGCCGCGGAAGGTGAACTGCCGTTCGGTGAACTGCAGTTCGAAGACGCTCCGCCGGCAGCGCCGGCGAAATCAGGGAAGGATGATCCGCACGGTTATCTTGAGCACAGGGCGCGCACCGAAGAATTCAGATCCAAGCAGGCCGAGCTGGAATATTTGCGCGACCTGGGCCTGGTTGTGTCGGCCGTCGAAGCTCGTGAAGCGAATTTCAGCCGGTACAGGATGCTGCGCGACAAACTGCTGAACATTCCAGATCGCGTGGCCACCATCCTGGCGGCCGAGCGCGAGGCAGGTCGGGTGCACCAGCAACTAACGGCGGAACTAAAACGGGTACTAAGTGAACTCTCCAACGATGCAACCGCTGAAGCTGCCGGAGGGGCTGCCGAGCGCGTGGCGGCTTGACTGCATCACCTTTGCCGAGGCGATCGCCCCGGATCCGGACCGAACCATAGACCAGTGGGCGGACGAAAAGCGGATCCTGCCGTCCGAAACGTCGGCGGAACCAGGGCCGTGGCGCACGTCGCGCGTGCCGCATACGCGCGAGATCATGCAATCGCTGTCGCCGATTGATCCGTGTCAGGAGGTGACGTTCGTCGCGGGAACGCAAGTCGCGAAGACCGAGGTCGGCAACAATTTCATCGGGTTCGTGATGGACGAAGCGCCGGGCCCGGCGATGATGGTGCTGCCGACCTCGAATACCGGAAAACGCAGTTCGCGCACTCGGTTGGCCAAAATGATTGAATCGACGCCGAGCCTGCGCGCGAAAATCAGCGACAGTTCTCGTGACAAGGCGAATTCCGTGACCATGAAAGAATTTCCCGGTGGCGTCCTTGCGATCGCCGGCGCCAACAGTGCGGCCGAGTTGAAATCGATGCCGGTGCGTTATCTTTTTGAAGATGAGGTAGACGAATATCCCGACGATGTCGACGGCCAGGGCCCGGCCGACGAGCTAGCGGAGAAGCGCACCGATACCTTCGTGCGGAAGAAGATTTTTCGGACGTCGACGCCGACCGAAAAAGGCCGCTCCAAGATTTGGAAGCACTGGCTGAAGTCGGATCAGCGTCACTATTACGTGCCGTGCCCGCACTGCGCGCATTCCCAGGTGCTGATTTGGGATCAGGTCCGCTGGGAGATCCGCAAGGTCTGGGAAGTTGTTCTGGCGGACAGCGGCGAAATTCGCGAAGTCGATGCAACGACCGAAGGCGCGGTCGCTCGCGAAACGGGCGACGTCGTGGATGTCTGGTACGAGTGTGTCAGTTGCGACACTCGAATCGAAGAATTTCAGAAGACGCAGATGCTGGAAGGCGGCGCATGGGTCGCGGCGAACCCCAGCTCGCGCCGGCGGGGCTATCACCTCAGCGCGCTGTATTCGCCAGTGGGCTGGTACTCCTGGCGCACCGCGGTTGAGAAGCGCATCGAGGCCGACCAGGATCCGACCAAGTTTTTGCTCAAGGTGTGGACCAACACCGTCGCGGCCGAGCCGTTCGCCGACAATGGCTCTGATGTTTCGGCGCTCGACATCAAGGCACGGGCCGACAGCTACTCTCTCAAGCAGGTGCCGGCGGGCGGCCTGGTGCTCACCGCGTCGGCGGACATCCAGGGCGACCGGATCGAGGCACAGGTGAAGGCCTGGGGCCGCGGCGAAGAGTCCTGGCTGGTCGATTACCAGGTTTTTTTCGGCGATACCGAAACCCGCGAGCCGTGGGATCGCCTGGCGGAGTACCTTTTCGACTCGAGCTTCGCGCACGAGTACCAGGTGCCACAAAAGATCATCGCCACGGCGATCGACACCGGTTTTCGTACGCAAATGGCGTACGATTTCTGCCGACGCTACAAGCATCGGCAAGTGATCGCCATCAAGGGCGTGCCTCGGCCGGGGAAGTCGATACTCGGCAGGCCGACGATGCAGGATGTAAATCATAAGGGTGTGACGCTGAAAAAAGGCGTGCAACTGTGGCCGGTCGGCGTGGACAGCGCCAAGGAACGCATTTATGCGCGCCTGAAAATCATTGAAAGCGGTCCGGGGCGAATGCATTTCCCGCTCGGATTGCCAGACGAGTACTACGAAGGGCTGGTCGCCGAGCGGCTGGTGACCCGATACGTGCACGGGTACGCCAAGCGCGTATTCGAAAAAGACGCGGGCGCGCGAAACGAACCCCTCGATCTGGAGGTGTATGCCTACGCCGCGGCGTTGTTTGCCGGGATCCAGCGCACGAATTGGGATCGCCTCGAAGCGACGCTGAAGGCTAGTGCATCCGATTTGTTCGTGATCGCTGGGCAGGCGCTGCCGGAAACAGTGCAGACGCCGGAAGAGGAAGTAAAGGTCGCTGCCGTCGCCGTCGCCGTCGCCGTCGGGCCGCAACGCTGGAACGGAAAACGGAAAAACTGGGTGAACGGATACCGATGAACGACATGGAGAACAACGCACAACGGGAGGTGAGCTACCCGGACTCGAACCGCATAGGCAAGATGCTGATCGCGCGTGAAACGCTGCGCGACGGCACCCAGCGGCCGATGCTGCAGGCGCTGTTCGGGTTGTGCATAATTCTCGAAGTCGGCGATCATGAGTCCGGTCGCGGAAAAGAATACATCGCCGCCAGTGAGCTCTTCGAGCCGCTCGCCGAGGGCGAAGAAATTCCGGAGTACCGCATCGAGCAGGCGACGCTGATGCCGTTTGCGCAGGCGGACCACGAAGCGCGGCGCCTGAACAGCGGCGCGTTCGGCTTCGTCGCCATTCGCCGAATCATCGTGCGGGTGCCGGCGATCGCCGTGCGCGCCAGCGCGCAAGTCATTCATTGATGGAGGTGACATGAAAGAAACACTGCCGACCGAATTTGAAAGCGCGACGCACCGCATTGGCGTCACCGGCGAATGCGTCAAGGCCACCCGCTGGGCCAAGGATGGCGACCATCCACTCGTAGTGAGGTATCCGATCGACGGGCGCGAATACAAAGGCCTTTTAGTGGCGGGCGAAAAGACCAAGTTCGCCCTGCGGTTCGGCGACTGGATTCTTGAGGACGCGAAGGGGCAAGTGTGGGTGGAGAGTCAGGTGCTGCCAGACAAATACAAAGCCTTGAAGGGAGGTGCGTCGTGAAAACACTGCTTCGATTTCTGCGCCGGCAGGCGCTCTATGCGGTGCTCTGGTGCCTGGCGTTCTACGAGCGTCGCGTCGGCGCGATCATGCCGCTGCAGGTAGGCGTCACGCACCTGATGTACTACTCCGTACTGCTCGGCCAGTGGAACGGCCTGGCCAACGGCGTACTCGATTTGGACACCGACACCATTAAGGTTGCAGCCACGACGAATACCTACACCATTAATCAGGACACGCACGACTTTTTCGACGACCTCACAAACGAAGTGACCGGAACCAACTATACCGCGGGCGGCGCGACCCTGGGCTCCGTAACTCTGACGCGATCTACCACAACGGTAACCTTCGACGCCGCTGATACCGTATGGTCGCAGCATGCAGCGGGGTTTACCACCGCGCGCAAATTTCCAATTTACAAATCAACGGGCGCGGCCGCGACCTCCAGGCTGTTCTCGGTGGTCACCGCGGACGGCGATGTCGGCAACGTGACCGGGGATCTGACCATCTCCTGGAACGCCAGCGGCATCGCGACCTGGTCCACCACCTGACGTTGCAAACAACATAGGCGGCTAAGCCGGATACCACCATGCAGACAATAGGAGGACGCTCAACAGTTGCCGGAACAACGTTGCGCGCAATTGCATCGTTGTTTGGGATCGCCTCGCGCGGTGGGCGATTGCGTGAAGTCGGCATTTTCAACACCACGGCGACCGCCGTTTCTGCGGCGTTGGTGCGATTCACCAACGCCACCGGTGTAGGTGCGGGGCTCACCGAAGTTCAGTGGGATGAGGAGCTAAGTGTCCCTAACCTCACGGGCTTTGCTGGGCATACAGCAGATGGCGCTGTGGGCTCGCCTATCCGCCAAGCTGCTCTCGGTGCTGCGATTGGTTCCGGAGTGATTTGGACATTCGGCGGCAACGGCATTCGCATCGCGCCGGGAACGGCAAACGGCATCGGCATCATTTGTCCGACGGGGACAGGCCAAATTCTTGATTACTACTTTGACTGGGAGGATTGATGAGAAAGCTGATTGTAGTGCTGTCGTTATTGTTCGTGAGCACCCCTCTGTTTGCACAAACGAACACCCTGACCTGGGACTTTCCGGCTGCGGAGGAAAGCAGGACGACAACGTTCAATGCCGAACGCAAGACCGGCACCTGTGCGGCGGTCGGCACGTTTGCTGAAATTGGCACCGTGCTAAAAACTTTGCGCAGTTATAGCGACACCGGACTGGCGGAGGGCTCTACCTACTGCTATCAGGTGCGCGCAGTCGGCCCTGGTGGGCCATCCGCCTACTCTAATCAGGTGGCCCGTACGATCCCTTTTACTGCGCCTCCTGCACCATCGAATCTGCGAGTAGTGGGTGGACCCTGAGAAAATGGCGGCGGTGTTTAAATACCTGCTGGCTCTGACACGCATAAAATAGTGTGGCAATAACACGAGTCTCCGGGGTAACGCCTGCCCATTCACATGTCTTTCCTGGCGGCACAACCAGAACCATAACGGCGGCCGGCGCGATCGCAGTCGGTGATCTGCTGATCGTCGGCGGCGGGGCCGGTCAGGACGCGGCGGCAATTACGGCGGTAACGGACGATCTAGGCAATACGTATACGCGCCATAGTCTCGGGGCGGGATCTAGAACGGCATGGATCGCCTACTGCATCAGCGGATTCGCCGGTACGCCCGTTGTGTCGGCGACGAAAGCGGCGGCGGGCGGATGGTCGTTTGGATTCGCGGCTTTTTCCGGCGCGACGGTTACT